CGTGGACTTAAATTTCCACGAACAATAATTCCGTGCGTACCTGCGTGCGGGTAAATCAACGCCTAAGACGTCAAACTTTCCGGTTAAGGTAAACTCAACGTTTTTCTGATCCGCTGAATAGTTATCGATATAGAAAACGTCATCCATGTGAGCGTCCGGGTCCGCCAACTGATCAGCCCAGACCATTCGGATAACAACCTTCCTGCCCCTAAAATCAAACTGCTCCAGATAAAGCTGAATGAGTCGTGAGACGTTGCCGAGTCTGACCTTCACCTGATCAATCTGCCCTTGATTGTTTTCCGCAATAAACTCATGCGTTATCGGAAACTTTGAGTAAACCACCCCGTCATAAGTGACATCGTGATCAAAACCCGCTAAATGCAGATCGTTCACCCCGTCATACGCCTCAAGCGTATAAAGAAATATCGGGGCGTTTTCCTGCTTCGCCTTTTCCTGTTTAAACGTCAAATCAACGTCTCGAGGCATTACTTCACCTCCATCAAATCAAACTCAAAGTCATACACCTCGTGCGCTTTCATCGTGAACTTAAAACTGTCCTCAACAAACCTCACTGAATACTCGACCGAGTCGTTCGGGTTCGTCCATGTGAACGCCATAAACGCCCCGTATTTGCTCTTAAAGAAATCCCGCACCGACTGCATGTCGGGTTTTACCCGGTTGTTAAACCGCAGTCTCCACTTCCGCAGTGGCGAAGCCCATTTGCGTCTGCGTTGCTCCGCTCCATTCTCAAACTCCGAAATGAGCGTCTTGTATTCCAACGATTCCTCAAAAACAAAATCTGGCAATGACGTGAATTCGCTCATGCGTAACTCCTGATCACCGAACGGATCTTCCCGTTGTTGTAAATGTCATCAGCGATGGCGTTGGATAACATCTTGCGATTACGCCACACGTCCTGAGCGTCCCAAGCCTGAATAACCTGATTGACGTTTATGGTGATTCCCTCTCCCCGGATAGAATCGCCGTTATTAAGCGCCCGTAAATTATCCGAGCCACCCAACGCCTGCATACCCCTTCGGGAAAGAATCCCTTCGCCTGTTTGCGCTATGATCGGCACCTCATCGGGAGCCAGCCCATTGTGCGCACGAATAAACGCCCTGTTCCTCCTCTGCACCGCTCCGCCCTGATGAAACAAACTCGCTACCGGAACACCGAAGATCGTGCCGCCCGCACCGGCCATCGCCGTGAAAATCTTGATAAGCAAAAGTTTCGCTAAGATGTTCGAGATCATCTGCAGAACCGCCCTGCCGAAATCGGCGAATACTTCTTTGATACTGCGAAGCTCACCGGTAAACGCTTTAAAGAAAAACTCCGAGAAAGCGTTCTGCATATTGTGAGCGGACTGCTTGGCGAACTCCTCCATGACATTAAACTGTTTGCCAGCTTCCTCCGCACCCTTGCCGACTTCCTTGGCGACGTTCTTCAAAATCTCGGCTGTCTTATCTCCCGTATCTTTAACCTTGGCAAAAACAAGGTCGTACTGAGCGATCGCTTCCTTTGCGCTTTCCTCTGCGGCCAGATTAAACGCCTGCCTCGCCTCCTCGAGCCCTTGCGTAAGACCATCGACGTTGAACTGGATAGTGTTCTCCTCTAACGACTGCGAAAACCGCTCAACCTCAGCCGCCGCCTGCCGGTACGTCTCCCCGACAGTCCCGGGAAGTTTTCCCAAAAGCTCATAAAACTTGATCAAAGGAACCATCAGCTTTTGGAAGAAATCTGACCCAAAACTCAAAAGACCGTTAAGAGCGTTGATAATCCCCTGAATAAAAGCCTTAACCGCTCTGGCTCCGTATTCAAGAATCGTGAATACCCCAGCCACTAAATGATTAGCGAAGCCCTGCAGGAAACCGAGCACCCGCCACAACATCTGTCCAGCGGATTCCATGAAATCGTTCCATTTGGATTTAAGCATTTGCACTCTCTCGTAACTGGTCATCATTTCGAGATTGACCGCCTCAAGGTGCGATTTGCTTCTTTCCAAAATATGATTGGCGATCGCCTGCGCCATGTGGTACTTCTCCACTTGCTCCGTGGTCTTTCCCGTGGCACGAGCGTAAGACTCAACCGCCTCTTTAAGCGATAATTGAAGCCCGTACGACCGGCGTAGCGTTGTGACCAAACCGCCGGTAACTGCGCTGGATATGTTTTGAAACGCTTCTTCCGTGGTCGTGCCGAATATTCGTGCTTCAACCCGAGCCTGCCGCATGAGCGCCGTGACCTGATCCATGTTCAATCTCTGCGCCATAAGAGCGGAAACCTTATCCGCCACGTTTGAGAAATTAACCGTTTCCTGCGACGCTTCGAGTAAAGCCTTTTTCATCTCTCTTGAGTTAATACCGACACTCTCGGCCATGCGTTTGAAACTCTCCTCTATCTGCTGGGCTTTCGCCCCCATTTCCATAAGATCCCACGCCTTGCGAAGCGCCATGATGCTGGCGGTGATGGCGGCGGTTATGGCCAGCCAATTCTGCTTCCATGAATTGGCGAATCTCTGCAGACTGCCACGCACGCCCTCAAGCCGTTTTGTGGCTTCGTCCCGTAATCGTAATATGATTGACAGTTCTTTATTCGTCATTGCTTAAACCGATTCCTTCTTTTTTCCCGATCAAGCTCAATCGCTTGAAGCTCCTTCTCAATGATCTCGAATGCGTCCAACATCTTCGCCGACTGTTCTATCCAACTCCCGTCGTTCGGCAAATAACCCCGCTTATAAAACTGAAATGCCCTTAAAAAATTCGCCGACTGTCTTGTGACGATTTTGAAAGGGCATCCCCGGTACCGTTCGCCGTATAGTTCCCAGACTTCCTGTCCGGGCACTTCATACTCGCATTGAATCTTTCTCCCGCTTAAACAAGCATGGCAGTTCACGGTGAGATCGCCCAAATGAACCGCCACGATCAGTTTTTTTGTTCGCCCTCCGTGAGTTTCGACTCATTCAAAATCGCCTCCGCAAGCTCTTGCCTGAGCTCGTTGGGAAACATGGCGATAACCCTGTCCGGCAAAACGCTCCTCATCTTGCCTGCGTAATGAATCGTGTCGAATTTAAGCTCAACCGGTTTATTGGTCTGCGGATCAAGGAAATTGTCCATGCCTTTGAGCCCGAACTTTATCGCCGTGATCTGCCGCTTATTCCAGTTAAGACGCACCTTTGCCTTATCGTTAGGGTTAGTGGAACTCATCTCGTATGTACTGCTCTCATCGTCAACCTCAGCCCGCAAGACCGGATCCAATAGCCCAATATGGAAAATCGTGGGATTGTCTTTGTCCGGATCCATCTTTGAAACAAATTCTCGTGTCGAATTGATATCAATGCCTATAAGCATGAAACACCTCCTGTTTTTATAAAAGTAGTATCGCCAACTCGTCGTCTCCGGGCTCCATTGAACCGGTCAAATCAAACGACGTCTGCGCCAATTGAATGCCATCACGATCCCCGTCATCGACCTTGTTGTAAATAATCCCGGGAGCGTAAAACCTGAACTTGTTGCCGTCCGCTTCCCCATAAGCGAGATCAACAACCATTGGTGTGTTACTGAACCACTTCGAGAAGAAGTCATGCGTGGCGACCGGAACCATCTCGGGATTAAACGATCCCTGCATGTCACGGCCGGTAATCATGAAAGACAGAATCCCTTTTGCGTCGTCAATCTTGTCTTTTGAGGCAAGCGTGTTGGCGACATCAACCTCCATCTCGCCGATATTAAGCGACACTCCATCGCAAGACATAACAGCGTTCAAGAGAACCGGCGGCACGGTTTCGTCAAAACTGACACCCGTGAGCATCGGCGCATCAGCGACACCAGACTCAACACCCTTGAAGCTGAAATCCAAAGTCGCTGGCTCCCCAATCTTGAAATTAAACTTCACCGTTCCCCGGCATCCTTTAAGAACTTTCCGTATCCCGTCCTCAAATAACCCCATGGTGAGCGAAACCACTGAACTGCTGATCGGCTTAATCTCAAAACCTGCGCTCACTGGATCGGTCGATGCCGTAGCCGTGGCACCTGATGTCCCGCCGGTTATAACCTCGCCTGTCTCAAACGTCCCGCTTAAAGCGACAAAATATAACGTAGTGGTGCCGTTGGAAGTCTTTATGACCACTCTACCGGTCGCACCTGAAGTCTGGCCTGTAATGACTTCCCCATGCTGGTAAGGCCCCGATGTTATCGCCCCAATCGATATCTTCTTCAAAGCGTTAGAAGCAAAACCGCACGCCTTGATCAAACGCATCCACTCCGGTTCAACCGTGATTGAACCCGAGCCTTTTAATTCGATACTAAAATCCATTCCAGCGGAACGCTTCCCGGCCAGCTTCCCCATTTTCGTGAGTGAGGCTCGCACCGGATCCCGCTGATACATCTGCGGATCGTAACTCGCTTTCGGCGAGAAATTCACCAGAATGCCTGCGTCAGCCGCCAAAAGGGTTTCCGCTGTCCCCTCGACCGCTTCTATCTTCGCCGCAAGCTGGCGTTTTCTTATGAGCATTGACATCGCAATTCCTCCTTGTTAATTCTTTGCCGTGGGATCCGACCGTAAATGCCGATAACGAATCCTTAACTCCATAATGATCCCGGCGTACGGTTGCGCCTCAGTCGTCTCAAACGGAGTCGTTCCCAAAACATCTGTATCGATAGCGTCTCCGCCACGAGTCGTATCCAATAAAACCGCCTTTTTTATATCGCCCTGCAATCTATTTAAGTACGTGTCGGTCGGCACGGCGTCGTTCTCGTCATTTATAAAAAACACGTCCAGATACACCGTCAAAACGCATTCCTCAAATGGATGGGGTGAGCTCGACTCATCCTCATCCCCCGGGCTAATGACGGCCATTGGCATATCCACCATGCGGTTGCCATGCATTGACCAACGCTGAACTGTCTGAGGAGTAAAATCAAAGTTGTACCCATTAGCGACCGTAACCGCCTCAATCGTGGTCTTAATGTTCTGAAGTATCCGTTCCCTGACCGTTTCCATTAAATTTTCCTCAATGCGTTTGCGATCGATTTATTCAAGATGTCAATGCGGTAATTCACCAGACCGTCCCACGTCCGGTAAAAACCGAGCCGTGGTTTTATCCTCACCTGACGCTTTAAGACGTAAAGCGGCAATATTTTCGCCGCTCGTTTTGTCACCCGTGCGAGAAACGTCTCGCCCTTCCAACGCATGGCTCGGACGTTTTTCAACTCTTTCGGCTTCTTGTATCTGGCTCTCAGTTTTCCTTGCGGCGTGAACATCTCACTACGTGCCGATAAAGGCACTGCCAACCGCTTGCCACCCGGGTCTTTTACCGTACCGCCTGTCTCGTGGAGCTTGGCGATTTTCGACTCCGAAAAAATCTCGATCCCCATGCCCTCAATGTCCGGCGACACAAGAAACACTCTTTTGAACGTACCAAAAAGCCCATGACCTGAAGCCCCTCGCACGCCCGGAGGCCCTTGAAGCTGTTGCTGTCTGAATCGCTTCAAAAACCCCTTGCCGATACGATCCATGCCGTCAGCGAGCTCGAATTTAAGGACTCGAGGGGCAATCTTTATCGCCCGATCAAGCGCACGTGTATCAATCTCCGTAATTAATTGCACCATGACTACCACCCCACCAAGAGGTACCACATGCCCTCATCACGAATAATGACATCGTTAATTCTCGCCTCGTGATCGACACCCTCGGTGTCCTTGAGTGTTATGCGGTCATCTTTTTTATTTACCGTAGTCACGCCGCTCGCTTCATCGTTTGCGATATAAACTTCCGCCTGCTTCTTGAGTGATCGGTTGATATTTTCTTCCGCAGGGGCAAGCTCATATCGCACAACAACGGCTTTAATCACCTTGGAAACACCCACACCTGTCGTGTAAGTAATCTCCTCGGCGAACTCGCCATCGTTTAAGAAACAACTCACGGCGTCTTTCGGCATCTGTTCTTTCAAACTCATAGACACTCCTTAATCGAGGGCCCGGGAGCGGTTAAGCCCCCGGGCTACCTCAAATGTTAAGCGTCTACTTTCATCAAATGAGCGAAATACGGATCAACGATCATCTCATCCACGTGCTGACGCACACGGAAGATGTCGCTTCTGGCCGCATCGTCACGATACTGCTCGACCGTGGCGTTCTCTGGGCTGTCCGCTGTCCAAAGGAATGTTCTTCCCATGGTCGGATCGGACAATCTCTGCCCCTCACCGATGACGGCCACCATGGCGTAATCGTCGCTCCAAATATCCGCCCCTTGGAACGATTTGCCTTCCTTGGCCGTGTTGTAAATCGCCTTCCCAACAATGATCCTCTTAACACCGAGGATGTCGGCCATGGCGTTCAAGAGTTCCGCCTCAGTCAGTCTTGCGACATACTGAATAGCGCCCTTGATCTTGTCGTTGCTTAAAAGGCGATCTATATTCGCCTTACTCAAGATGAGCGAACTAGGCTCAATCCCGCAGTTCTGTCTCACCTGCTCACGAGCGGCTCTCACCTGAGCGATTACATCGCTTGAGGCGTTATCCCAAGGTGCGCTTGAGAAGTCAGTGAAAAGTTTCGATCCCGTGAAAACCGTGGTGTCGAAAACTTTTGACGCTATGCGCTTCTCTTGCGCCTGCAGGACTCGGCGTGTCACGATCTGAACGGTCGTAAGCTCGGCATCGAAATCCGTGGCGTACATTTCCCGTTCGGAATCATCCAGAGGCCCTTCCAAACCGTGTTCCTCGCAGTTGTACTGCCTGTCTTTCGCCTGAAAAGAATCCCGGTTGTAATTGCCCCGAGGAGCACGCTTGGTGTCCGCCTCACGAGTAATGCTCTCTCGTGTGATAGCCGGAAAGATACTCGCTTTCTTTTTGGTTTGGAAAATAGGCAGAACCCTTGTCCCCACAAACTCATCTTGTGACTGGATAAACTCCAGCGCCGCTTCCCCTAACTCAAGTCTCGGTACAGCTCTTGTTCCCTGATAGTCTGGCATTTTTAATTCCTCCTTTTATTAAGCAAATAGCCCTTCAATAACTTCGCCATCGCTTGTTGACGCTTCCAGCGCTTTTCCAATGATAGAACCACTCACGACTGCGCTGACCTTGCCGTCATTGGCTCCGTAAAAATTAACACCCGCTCCGATCACACCAGCGGCGACCATCTTGAACGTCCTGCCAGTGGTTTTTAAATCCACACTGATATGTTCGCCCTGTGCCGCTTTGGCCGCAGTGATCCCAATGCAAGCCTCACCTGCGTCAGCGTACTCAACCTGCGAGCCGCTCCCGGCGCTCAACTTTACCCGGCGGTACGCTTCCAAATCCTCGCCCGCCACAAACGCTTTTGATCCAATATTAAATTGAGACATTTTCTACCTCCTCCTTTATGGTTATTGCCTTTTATCCGCTGTCGCTTTAAGAGCCTCTGTCATGCCGCACCCGTGTTCTTTCTGGTACTGCCGAGCACGCTCCAAATGCGTCGCTTTCTTTTTGGATACTTCCTCGCCATCAGCCCCGACAACCGGCGCTGAGCTTTTCTCGATGTCATCAAGCCGTTTCTGCTGGAACTTCACGACCGACTGATCAAGACTCAGTCCCTGCTCAACCGATTCCAAAGCCAAAGCGCTCATCCCCTGAAACGATTCAGCTTTCTTAAGAATTGACACTGCTCTCAGACGTTCGTCTTGAACACCAGCGTCAAATCCATCTTTGAGCACTGCCTCAAAGATGTCTTTCCTTTCCTCTTTAAGCTTTTGCACTGTTAACTGATCCATATTCGATTCCTCCTGTTTACTTTTATGTTCCGGTTCTTTATTCAAACGATATCTATTCAAAAACCCGATGGTTTTCTCTACCGCATCAGGATTGTTAAGGAATTTATCTAAGAACGCCGTCATCTCCACTGAAGGTCGCACGCTCTCAGAGAAAAACGGCATGCCGAAAAGACCGTTGTTCGCCGCCGGATCATCCACCACATCAACCGAGAAAAGGTTTGTGACACGAATGAACGGCGGTAGTTCGTTGCCATTAGCGTCCAAGCCTTCTCGCTTCTCCTCCTCCCAATAAATCACCATTGATGCGCCAAACATCTCCGGATCGCTTTCGGCGAGGTTAAGCACATATCCGGCGAGATCTCCATCTGGCGTGTCAAAAGCCGTTTTATCAATATGAAGATCAGCCCTGACGATATCTCCATCACGTCTAAAGTTCCTCACCCTCCCCAAGAACGTGCCGAGTGCGGTGCTACTCATGTTGGGATGACCAAATCTTGATTTGATTCCCGCTTTCGCCTTGTTCCCAAACTCAACGACTGAATCCAGAGCGATGTCGTCAAACTCTCCCCGGCTGTCCTTCGTCACGCCTTTCATCACAA